TCTCAAACGCAAATGGGTCGCTTATTGAAAGCAACTGTTGCTGCTGGTTACTATGCTGGTAATGGTAGTGTTATCGTTTCTCCTAATGGCGGAATCACAATCTGGGGTGTACCTGTTGTATCTGCTTCTTGGGTAACTGATGACAAAGTATTAATCTTTGACAATAGCTACTTAGAAAGAGTTGAAGTTGAAGGTTTAGCAATTGAGTTCTCTTACGAGAATGGCGAAAACTTCCAAAAGAACTTGGTAACTGCTCGTATTGAGTGTTACGAAGACATCAACTTAATGTTGACTACATCTGCAATCTATGCTGATATGGGTAACGTAGGTTAATCTTAAGGATTAGTAAATAATGACCCCTGCCAATTCGGTGGGGGTTTTTTATTGGAATAAATTAAGTAATTTTGTAAAAAAAGGGTATGTCTTACAATAATTATATTAATGACTTTAGTGCCGTTCCTATCGCACCAATAACAGAGCCAGTTACTTTAGCAGAAGCAAAATTATATTGCCGTGTTACTACAACCGCTGAAGATACTTTGATTACGTTAATGATTACACAAGCAAGGGAAGCTATTGAAGTGGCAACAGGATTGAGTTTAATACCAAAAGACATAACTACTTATTTCAACAATATAAGTGGCAATTTTGAGATTCCTTTCGGACCAATTGACATTGATACGTTTGAGTTGTTTGATATGGAGCAAAACGCAATGGAGGTTACAACACCTAACTTACAATTAATAGGCAATGAGTTTCCTAAATTAGTTTCACCAAGATATGCGAATTTAAAGGCTACTTATGAGGCTGGCTATACAACTATCCCTAAAGACCTTAAGTTAGCCATATTAGACCAAATCTCTTATGACTACGAAAATAGAGGATTAGATGGCGATTTCGGTATTTGTGAGAAATCTTGGAAAGCGTGCCAGAGATGGACAAGAATAAGCCCAATTTTATAATATGAAGTTAGGAAAAGCGAAAGCAAACTACGTTGATGCCAACACGATGACTCGTGAGGTCAAAATCTATGCTGCCACTAGAACAAGTGATGGTCAAGGTGGATTCACTAGCACATTTGCCCTACAAAGCACAGTTTGGGGCGATTTAAGACCAGATAATCAAGTTCGTGAGATAGACCAGTCGGAATTGCAATTTGACCAAAGAAACCGCCTTTATATTCGTTTTGGTGCTACTATAACAGATTCGGATGAGGTAGAGGTTGAAGGCGATAGATACACAATACATTCCATTAAGAACGTAGAGAACCAAAATAGGTTCTTGGAGTTAATAATTTACAAGTAATGCCAAGTTTTACTTTTGACATAGGTAATTTATCAGATGTATTAAAAAAACTTGATACTTTAGATGCTAAAATTCAGCAAGATGTAAAAGATGAAGTAAATGCATCTGCATTAAATATTCAAAGCGGAGCAAAAAGATTAGCACCTGTAAACTTTGGTCAATTAAGAAATAGTATATATCTAAAAGAAAAAAATGTTGATAAAGGTTATGTTTTTTCTGTTGGTTCAAATGCTTCTTATGCGCCTTATGTAGAATTTGGAACAGGTGGTAAAGTAAGCATTCCAGCTGGATTTGAGGAATTGGCAAGTGGGTTTAAGGGCAAAAAGGCTGGTACATTTAAAGATATGGTTGAGGCTTTAACATTATGGGTAAAAAGAAAAGGCATTGGTGGTGGTAAGGACAAGTCTATTGCTTATGCCATAGCTATAAGCATATTAAGAAAAGGGATGCGACCACAACCATTTTTAATACCAGCGTTTGAAGCAGAAAAGCCAAAAATGATTAAGAATATATTAAACGTAATGAAGAATGTTAAATCCTAATATAGAAATAAAAAAGTGGTTTTATACTAACTTGACAAGTGCTAGTGGATTGGTTGTTTACGATGGATTTGCTCCAGAAGGTGCAGGTAATGAGTATATTGTTATGACAGGTAGGACATCAAGCCAAGAGCAAGGTAAAACAGGTTACACAAATAGTATTAGCATCACAGTTGATATTATTACAAAAAATGCTAACTTTGGTTATAAACGAGCTGAAGCTATAAGCGATTTGATATTAGAAGATATAAACTCGGATTCAGTAATAACCTTGTCAAATGGGTTTACTGCTTCAAGTTTAAGTGTGGAAAGCATTAGGAATTTGGATGGCTTAAATCCTTTAGATAACGTTTTTAGAGTATTAATAACATATAACATAATCATAACTCAAAATTAAAATTAAATAAAATGGCAGAAACAAAAGTAAGCGGTAGAGATTATATCCTCTTAGCTGATCTAAACAATGACGGTACATACAAGCCAGTTGCTTGTTTGACTTCTAACTCTTTGACATCAACTTTAGGAACAATTGATGCAACTTCTAAATGTGGAGACCAATACACTCCAAATCAATCTTTTAACCAATCTTTTGAATGTGAAGGTTTTGCGATTGATGAAACAGGTACTCCTTCTAAAGATAGCTACCAACAATTGTATACTGCTCACTCTGCTCAAACTTTATTTGCAATTAAAATGGGTAGAGCAACTCCAGTTGCAGGTGATGTTTATTATGGAGGTACTGCTACAAGTTTAGTATTCATTAGCAACTTTAATGTTAATGCTGCTGATAAAGATGATGTTAAATTTACTGCAACTTTTGTAGTAAGTGTTCCACCTATTGCACAAACTGAAGTACCTGTATAAATAAAATAAAAAACTATGTACGAATTAAAGACTGACAACAACACAATCCACCTAAAGTGGGGTACTTGGGCAATGCGTGAGTTTACTAAACAAAACAATATCGGTATTGATGAGTATTTTAAGGTTCTTTCAACGGCTCAAACAAGTTTAGATGTAATAGTTCAACTTGTTTACATTGGTTACAAGTCTGCTTGTGTAAGTAATAAACAAGAGATTAAATACACCATTGATGATGCTTGTGAATGGATTGATGAAGTGGGTTCTATTTTTAGCGAAAAAGGTCAAATTATTGACTATATAAAATACATCGTTGAAAGTACAGTCCATACCATTACAGGTGTAAAAAAGGAAGAAGAAAAAAAAAAGCCTAACAAAGCTAAGCTGGGATGATGTCTTAGTTAAAGCTGCGGAGTGCGGAATAAAACCAAATGAATTTTGGGATATGACTTGGAAGGACTTTTCCATTATCGTTTTAGGTAAGGAAAGAAACGAGTTAAACGAATGGGCAAGGACAAGAAACCTTGCCTATATTGTATACTTAAGTTCCACAACCGAGAAAACACCTAAAAGTATGAAGGCTTTTTGGAGTATTCCAGAATTAGATCAAGCTGAAATTGAAGAAGATAGAGTGATGATAACACAAGAACAATTGGCAAGGACACTTAAATTGTACGGAGTAAATTAATAAAGATGGCAACAGACCTTTTAGATATACAAATTAATATTGGAGCTAATACGGAAGATTTATCTGCTGAGTTACAAAAAGCCGAAAATTTACTTAATAAATTACAAGCAAAATTAAAGAAATCAACTGATGTTGGTGAAATACAAAAGTTAAATACAAAGATAAGTAGTGTTGAAAGTGCTATTGGTACATTAAATACAAGAATGAATGCTGTCGGTAGACCAGCTAGTGATGCTACTAATGCCTTAACTAACGTTTCAAGAGTAGCACAAGATGCATCTTATGGATTTATTGGTATTGCAAATAACTTAAATCCTTTATTAGAATCATTTCAAAGATTATCTAAAGAAAGTGGTGGTGGTGCTAATGCATTAAAATCAATGGCTGCTGGTTTAACTGGTCCAGCTGGTATTGGTCTTGCATTAGGTGTTGCTTCTTCATTAGTTATATCATTTGGAGATGAATTAAGTGATTTTGCAAATAAAAAACTTAGTGGTGTAACTCAAGCAATGAAGTTAGAAGCAGCCGTATTTAAAGAGGCTCAAGAAGGTTACATAAAAGCTACTAATGAAATAAACACACTTAATCAAGCACACGATGATTATACTAATGGAATTATTTCAAAAGAGCAATTCTTAAAGCAATTTAATGCTACTTTAGGAGATACAATTAAAAAGACAGATGATTTAGCTACTGCGGAAAAATTCCTTAGAGATGGGGCTGATGATTACATTCAGATGATGTACTATAAAGCTATATCTACTGAAGCACTTAACCAAGCAGCAAAAAGGCAGGTTGAATCTTTACAAAAACAAACTGCACCATTAGAGCCTACAATTTTACAAAGAACAATAAGTTTTTTAGCACCTGCTGGAAGTGATAATGCAGAAGAAAGAGCAGCAAAAGCAAGAAAAGAGGAAATAGATAATTTAGATAATGATGCTTATATATTAAAAGATATAGCAGCAACTTATAAGACATTAGGGGATAATATGCAGTTTAATCTAAGGAGAATATTTGGCGCTCCTTCAGATAATCCTCTAACTACTGAAGAATCTGATTTTAAAATAATGGCTAAGCAAGAGTTAGCCGATACAGAAAGATATCTTGCTAAATTAAAAGTACAACTTAAAGAAGCACAATACGTTCTTAAAAATGAAAGAATTAAATTATTTACTTTACCATCTGAAAGGAGATCAGAAGAAGATAAAAGAAGACCATATTTTGATAAATTATTAAAAGAAAATTTAGAACAATCTAACGAATCTGGATTAGGTGCTTTTTTAATGAAGGATGCTAAGTCAAGAATTACATCATATGATGCAGAAGATAAAAAATTAAAAGATTTAATTAAATCGTATGAAGATTTTTCAATGACAATTGCATCTAATGTAACTAATGCATTTGTAGGTATGTATGAAGCAATGCAACAAGGAGTTTCATTTGGAGATGCATTAGGTCAAATGTTTGGAAGGTTAGCTCAACAAATAGCAGCAACAATAGTACAAGCCGCAATATTTGCTGGTATATTTTCATTGCTTAGTGGTGGTGCTGGTGCAACAGGTGGATTGTCATTCTTTGGAGCATTTACAAAAATATTAGGTTTAGCAGATGGTGGGGTTGCAACTGGTCCAACATTAGCAATGATTGGTGAAGGAAGCGAAAGCGAGGCAGTTTTGCCATTAAGCAAACTTGGCAATATAATGCAAACATCATTTAATGCTGGTTCTATGAATACAAATACAATGGCACAAAATGGTCAATTTGTATTAAAAGGAAATGATTTAGTATTAGCTTTACAACGTTCTAATTCATCACTTAATTTAAGACGTGGAATATAATGGCATACAATTTAAAATACAAAATAACATTTGCGAGTAAATCTGGTGTTATTTCATACGTTCACTTACTTGAAGATAATTACGATGATGATGTTATTGAATATGATGGTTTAAATATAAACCTACAATACATACCTAAAAGTGATGATATTTATGAGCCTATTGTAGTTAGTCAATTAAGCGTTGGTATAGATGTAACCGATAATGTTGCTGATATGCCAAATTTTGCTACTTTAGATGATAGAAAGTATTTAGTACAATTATATTATGGAAGCACTTTAGAGTGGCAAGGATGGTCTTTAAGTGATAGTGTTGACATATCATTTTCAACAGGTAGAAAAGAATTAGCTTTTAATGCTATTGACGGATTGGGTATGCTTGAAAGTATAAAGTATGAAATGCCATCTTCTTATTATTTAATTAACAGAAAAAAAGCACTTGAAGTTATTTTAGAGTGCTTAGATTATATACAGTTCCCAACATCATTAAATTTGTTATCTGGTATTAGCTATTTTGCAAATGGTATGGCTAATAGAGCAACTTTAGGCAGTAATGAGCCATTGAATCAAACTTATGTTAGATATTCAACATTGCTTGATAATAACTTAGAAACTATAAATTGCCTTGATTTAATAAGAGATTTCTCTAAATCATTTGGTTGCAGATTTTTTCAAGCCGAAGGAATGTGGTTTATAGTTCCTTTAAATGAGTTTGCACAAGATTCTTATTACTATACAATTTATGATAATTCTGCTTCTATTGTTTCTTTTGGAACAAGAAGCGAAACATTGACAATACAAGGTTATTCTGCAAATACATCTGGTGCATATTTTGTAAATAATAGCCAATTTAAAATATTAAAAAAGGGATTTAATAAAGTAAGAATTAATAAGGATATAGATTATCCAGATAATTACATTACAAATTATGACTTGAAGGATTACGTTGGTAATATAGCTACTGGTTGGGATGCTCAATTTAGTGGTGCAACATCTCAATTATTTATAAAGCCATATGTTGATGCAAGTTTAAACTCTTATTTATTATATAAAGAAAATGGAACTTCTTCATATGCTTGGGTTTCTCCAACTAATTTACCAACTGTTCAATATTTAGATAACTTTGATGTAAGTTTTGATATTGTTCAATCTGGTGGTAGTGGAATACCTGCCAATGTAATGTATGTTAAGATTATGCTTGATAATAATTACTTTTGGAATCAAGATGAAGAATGGTCTGATGTTTTATCAGGTAGTTCTTATTATTACCCTATTCCTTATTCACCTAATTTAAAAGGAACACAAACTGTTTCTTGTATAAGAGTTCCATTTACTTCAAGTTTAACAATACAATTTTATATTGGTACAATTCAAGGTTCTGAAAGTAATGATTGGGTTGAACTTAATAATTTTAAAATTAGCGTAACTCAAAGATTAACAAACGTTAAAATTGATTCATATTTTACTGATTCAAATGAATATGTTTATGATTTAGATTTACCTTATGGTTTTAATTCAATAGTTAATGGTCAATACTATTATAGAGGTTATTTATGTAATAGTTCTGGGAATAATTTATTTAACTGGTATAATCAAAGATATTCAAGCATTATATATAGAAGTTTAACTGAATTAATTATTAATGAATATTCAAATTCTTTGATTAAAAATCCTGTTAACGTTGATGCGACATTTCAAGGATTAAATCCGATTGATGTAGAAAGATTTAGCTCTGCAATTAGAATTAAAATGGATGATTTAGATACAACAAATTCTGTTGAAAATAAGCCATATATAATTGGTAATTCAACAATAGATTTAGTTAATAATGATATTGCTTGTACTTTATTAGAATTAGAACTTAATAATGATGAAACAACAATAGATACTAAATACACTATTTTAACACAAGGTGAGCCATATCCAGTAAAAAGGTCTGCTCCCCAAAGTACACAAACCGCTGCAAATATTGCTGCTTTGACTGATAATATTGTTTATGTTTTAGGTAACTCAACAACATCTTTTACTAAGGCGGTTGCTTATACTGACCAATATTGTAGTATTCCATTTAATGGAGGCAATGCTTGGTACAAGATTCAAAGTGAAAATTTAGTAAATTTTAGAGTTTATTTTATAAATACAGTTGGTTTGTGTAGTGTAACTGGACCTTAATATATGGAGTTAATTGATTAAATTTGTAATATGGCAGCAGTAATAGGAAATAACGTAATGCTTTATTGGCATAGAACAGATGTTGACCCAGAGGTTGATGTCGCTTTTGCGTGTAGTACAAATTGTACGTTTAATGTAAGCGTGGATCAAAAAGAGGTAACAAGCCAAACAAGTGCTTGGTTTAGAGAATATAAAAATGATGTGGCTACTTGGAATGTAACTTGTGATGGGTTGATTACTTTGACTGGATTTTCTTATTTGTTTATGCTTGAAAAGCAATTAGTAAGAGAACCAATAGAGATTAAGTTTGTGGTGGATAATGGAGTTGATGGTTTAACAATTATTAACGGAACTTGTAATATATCAAGTTTAGCAATAAACGCACCACAAAAGGATGTGGCTACTTACAATATTAGCCTACAAGGTACAGGTGCATACAATACAACAGGAACGGAGGTTGACCCAA